AGCCTAGCATGCCAAGTCAAATCCATTAGCATAACCGCAGGTCAGAAGGCGTGTCGTAGAATGGCACAATGTTGTATTGATCGATCCAGTTATGGTCAAAGCCTGCCTCACTCATATTGATACCCAACCAAGATATTGAGCATCTGGATTATCTTTGAGCCACTGCTCACGCAGCTTGTTTTGGTAAGCCCAATCAATATCACTCACGGCTTGCTGCCCCACCCAGTACCCTTAAACACGAGTCCAGGTGCTGAGTACAAACGACTCATATCTAGCTTACATTTAGGACACTGCATAGTTGGCACATCCTCATTAAATGAGCTGTGAACGGACCCATGCGTGCCGCATTCTCTACAGCTGTATTCATACGTTGGCATCTTTAACCCCTATCAACTGGCAAGTGTGGCAGACCACGGAAGTAAATTGCCAACTACCACACTTTGCACATCTGGATATATCACCGTCAGATACATCCAACGCTTCTGCGATATTCTTAACGCCTACCGTACCGCAGTCCATACATTGATAGGCCTTAAATCCTTCAGGTGTATCGAGCTGGTCAAGCCATAAGAACTCGGTATTACGCTTGCAACCATTACACTTGAACTTTGTATACATTATGGTAATATCCTTATTGCCTACAGTGGCACTGAGTACATACCAAATACTTACCATCATGCATCAATCTGTCGTCATTACAGCTCATGCATTTGTCTGATGTTGGCTCTATGGTTGTCTTGCCGTCCTCTAAACGTGCTAGATAACCTGAGCCATCAATAATCTCTACATATCCCATCTACTCACCCCCTTTGTCCTTTGGAAAGAACCACGATCCTTGGGCATCTTGTTTTGCCCACACTGCGTGCTCTTTTATTTGTCCAGCGCATACATAGCCATAATAAGACTTACCATTATCCTTCTTGATACCAGTCCTCAGTATGTGTCCCTTGTCGCAACACACAGCTGGTGGCTTAGGTGCTACAGGTGCTTTGTACTCTGGCGTATTCCATTGTGCTGGTTCATTTGATTTGTTTTCTACTGCCCAAGTTGGTGTGGCCTCTAACCGCACCACTTTGTTCATTTCTTCTCGGCTTGCTCTTTTGCCCTTAGCTGCATAACCAGCGTTTGCAAGCGCTCTGCCGATCGCTGAAGTCTCAGCGTTTTCCAATGCAGACGTTGAATTAACACCCCGATCACTAATGCTTTCACTAGCAAGCCCAGTCGAGTACGGCTGCGGATCGGCTTCCGTCTTAAATAGTTGAGCACTAACAATGTATCTAGTGTCTGAAGCTTGTTCAAGTTTTGTTGTGATTCTTCCATCTGGGTAATCCTTCCAGAACTTTTCTAGTCGACTCTCGACTGTTTCGTAATCTTGTAAGTTAAATGCCATCTGTCCATGCCCCCTCATCCTGCATAGCGTCTGTTATTGTTTTTGCAATAGCGATGTATCCGAGAGCATCGGTGTAATTGTCCAACACTCGTGAATCTTCAGCTTGCCTGCTGATTTTGACCAATGCCATACAGACAGCAACTTCATTTGGTTGAATTGGATACCCCAGGTAAGCCGACCAGAGCTCGGCAATTCGTTTATGGTTTTGGATTGGGTGGCCATAAGCAGCACCTCTAGCGTGCAGTGTCTCTGTAACATCGGCAAACAATTTCTCAGTTGTGGTTGTCATAATCAAACACCTCGTCTGACTTTTTCTTTATGTTGGACATTCTTCTGTGAGAATCCCACCCTGCCTGACGGCCTTTCCAATAGCCTGCCTGAAATGCTGATTCTTTTATCTGATAGCCAACCCACCATAGAGCTGATAATCCCATCACCAGCCATAGATAGATATAACCAAAGTCTTTCAAGTCCTCGTACATTTGTAGCCCTTCTATGCTCACGCTTTGTGGCATGGCAATAGTGTGCCACCTGTGTACGACTTTGTGGATTATTTAGATCGTTTTTTAGATAACGATTAGATAACAAATTATCTGTAAAGTTTGCCCTCAAATATGAAAGAGCCGTCGGCACTAACAGGTATGGTGATAACCTGTACTTTGCGTTCCTTAACATAGGCAACCGCAAATCCTGTCTGCCAGTTGGCATAGCCCCTTGTGTAGGCCATACCGCTTGAAGATAAATCTACCATACAACCGACCTCAACACCCCATACAGTACGCCCAAATTGGCCTCTAGATGCCTCTGTAAAGGCCGATTGGCCTAGTCTATGGGTATGCCCACACACCACGCTCTTTCCATGCCTTCTAGCCCCATTTAAGGCCGTTTGGCCAGGTATCTGAGATATGGGAAAAGTGTCGCCATGGACTGCTATCCAGCCTGGAGCCCAATCGATACCTTGTGGTGCAAACTTAATGCCTAGCTTGTCGTAGCCCATGAATCGCTCGTATTGCATCTCTGGCAGATTAAGAAAACTTGGTAGCCGCTTCTTAATAGATCGATAAAGTCTAATGCCGTGGTTGCTACCGACCACATCTGTAACGCCTAGATAACTTAATACTTCTTGGGTCAGCTGTCGATCCTCGTGGATGTTGCCTACCATCTCATCAATGGTATTGGCATTAAAACCACCTAGCTGTGGCAGATCAATCTCATCACCAATACAGATGGTGCGGTGTGGTTTCCATTTACCCAGGAAACGACCAACCGACTTAACTATTGCTTCATTATAAAATGGAACTTGAAGATCGCTAACAAACGCTATGCGCTTAATCTTCTTCCTCATCTGGAGTAGGGATACGTGGGATAATGCCTTTATCGCCTACAACCCAATCGGGCATAGATTCTGGGCTATCCATTAGATACAGCGCAACAGACTCGCTAAAGCCAGCCTTGCGTGCAGCTTTATACATTTCATGCTTGGCAATATAAAACACTTCTAGCTTAGATAAAGGATCAGGAGTCTTGCGAACTCTGCGCCTGTTAATCTTCTTGCGCTTGCGTGTGGTTGCCATAATAAAATTATCGCTTACTGATTAAGACAAAGAGATCATCGACACGCTGTTCTAAACGTGTTAATTGATCTTTCATAGATGAGCCACCGTTAGGGCGCAACTCATTAAGCCAGCCTCTAACTAGGAAACGTAATCCGATTAGCACGCCTGATAGCACGGCGATAACGCCTGCGCCAAAACCAGCCCATTCCGCCGGACTCATTTAGCATCTAGGCCGTAACCAGCTTCTTTACCAGAAGAAGGATCAACAGCTTTAATTAAAGGTGCTACTACTGCACCAAGTAATGTTGCATAAGCAGGATGGATATCTGCGACTATTGCTAGTGCCACAGTAATTCCAGATGCTGCTACAGCTCTTAGATAAGACTTAACTGCTGCCTTGTGTTTCTTATTCATATCTTGCCCCCTAGTAGTGGTATATCAAACGGCCTGCCATCTTTATCGCCTGCCTTGGTAAAGCTAATGTGGATGTGTTTAACGTGTTTGTTATAGCCCTTGTAAGTACGCCATCTGTAGCCGAATATCTTGCTTGCTATCTTGCCGTTATGGATTACGTAAGATATGCGTTTATCGGTTTTTGCGCATTCTCTGATCTGGTCAGCCAAATATATTGAGAGCCCCTCGGATGAATCCAAGCGAGCATCAATATCAATGGCTCGTACACATCCATCGATGTCTGGATTATGATCTGAGGTGTTTCCTCGCCTGGCATGACGAGCATCACCGATCCACCCATCAGTGGTAGTCCTGCGATCTGGATACCAGGTATTAACCGCATCTCTAAGCTCGACTCCAGCTGCGCATAACCAAGGTTTCATTAACTTAGTAGTAGCTGTGCTTCCTCAGCAGTAATGCCAAGTTTGTCTAATAGTGCAGCCTTAGCCTCAGCCTTTGCTGCTGCCTCTGCCTTTGCTGCTGCTCTTTGATCCTCAGCAGCCAGTCTTGCAGTTTCTAAATCTGCAATTTCCTCAGCAGTTAATGGCACTACCTCGGTGATGCCTGTACTGCAATTTACTATTACCTTTGTTGGTGTGTCCGACATTTGTTCTCCTTTGTTATGCGTTGGATATTCCGTATAAATAAAATGATGAGCCTGCTGCAAAGTTAGGATTTGTATTGATTGCTAAAGTAATACTGCTTATTGCTGAAGTGCCTGCCCATAATCCAGCAGTTGCTACCAAGTAATTTGCAGTTGTAGCATTAGTTTCTACAACGCTATTGGCTGAATATAATTTATAGTTACTAGAAGTATATGAAGGTATATAAATCTCGTGGTTAGAGAATGAGTTTGCTGTATAATTTGCATTAGTTATTGTACCTGCCCAACCATAAGCAAGACCAGAAAGAAATGCGGAAGCGGCAGAATTGCCATCACCATAAATAAGTCTGCCACTATAATTACTTGTGGATGAATTAAAAGTCATAGCAACTGCCCCTGAATTACTGTCTGCATTATCCCTAATAGACGCTTTTATCAACAAATCAGTATAGGTCGCAGGTATTGAACTAAAAGTAACTGAAGCAGTAGCACTTCCTAAAACATTTGAACTGATTAAGGTATATGTGGTTGCCATTTTATGCCTTTAGTATGCCGTAGAGTGTAAACATTGAACCAACGGTAAAATTACCAGTTGTTGTAAAAATGCTAACATAATTTATAGCACTGGTATTTCTCCATAAACCAACAGATGAGTTCACATCAACATCAGCATCACCACCAGTTGCTAAAATAGTCTTATATGTAGAACCTGCATAAGAGAATATATTTATATCTACCATACTTCCGCCAGTTCTAAGATCGGTTAAAAAGATAGAGTTGCTATTTGATGATCTACCACTAGAAGCGGCTGCACCTGAACCATATAAATAAGTGAATGAATAATTATTTCCAGTATCTACCGATCCATTACCAACCTGTAAATAGGCAGTACTATTAACACTATTATTCCCAGCGTAAATTAATCTAATATCTGTATATGTGGAAGCAATAGAAGTAAAAGTCACAGTATTAGTTGCACTACCCAAAGTAGTTGTTGCAATTTTCTCATATGTGGCTGGCATTATGCACCTTTAATTCCGTAGAGGGCGAAGGTTGAGGCAGTAGTGTAATTACCGCTTGATGTTTTAATATCAATTCTGTTAATAGCAGCAGTATTCATCCATAAACCTGAACGCAAATTAATTTGAAAAGCGGTACTGGCTGTATTTGCATCACAACCATACATTGTTCTTAATGTTTTATATTTTGTAGTGCTTGCATAATCTTGTATATCTACAATGCCAACACCTACTACATTCGCTAAACTTGAATGACTTGTTGCTATTGCATCACCTAAGAAAATAGCATTTTGGTTTGGTGAACCACCTGCTGAAGCAGCAGAACCAGTACCCAATAACTCGTGATAAGCATAACTAGTTGCACCTGTATCTGAATTAAACTGAATATAAATGTTTCTTGCAACAGCACTTGCGGTTGAATCTTCTTTACCAATGTATCGTATCTGCAACGCAGTATAGGTACTAGGTATTGATGTAAAACTTATTGTGCCACTTGAACCTGTGCCAGTAGCACTAGCAATAGATTCGTATGAGGTGGTAGAAGCCGCTACCCCGCTTGATAAAGTGCCAAGGATTGTATTAAGCAATTCCGCCTACCACATACCAAGTATTAGCAGCTGTTTTAATGCAGACTGCTGTTTTGTATTGAGCTAGTACTGGAGAAGCTGC